GGCGTCAGTGAAATACTGCTGAACCTTCACGCCACCAGGGAGTTGACCCGTGAGTTTGAGCACGTTGACAGCGTTGTTGGCAGTCCAGTTCTGTAGTTGGGATTCCATTATCCGTGTCGCCTCAAAGTAGAGGTCGGGCGGCACATGCAGACTGTAAGGCATCTGCTGGATAATGTTGCCCACGTGGTCCTGCGTTTTCATGGTCTGGGTAATCAAATCCTCCAATGCGGCTTCTGAAATATCCGCCGCAGGGTTGAGAATATTACTCTGATTACCCACAGCGCTGGGGTGTGTGCTGGCTACAAGCACCACTCCATCACCGCCCGTGTAGGAGGTGTTAAAGGCACGATTGTAAACATTGGCGGCCACAGTCTCCATTGTGCGCCGTTTGGCCCGTCCAAGCATTTCCGCCCTCGATGCGGATAGCTCTGGATACAGGTTGGCGTCCATTTCCTCCTCCGTTACCTGGAAGCCTCCGGCATAGGTAACGAAGGTATACCGCGCCGTGTAGACCTGCGAGTGAGTCATGTAGCTCACAGGTTGACCCTGGGGTTTAACGGGCAGTGTCGTAAACGCCGATGAAAGGACATCCTCAAGGAACATCCGGCCAGGCTTATTGATGACCTGGAAGAGGTCTCGGAACTGTTCGCGATGCTCGCCATAACCCAGGCCGAACCAGTTGAGAACGCCTGGCTGCAATGCCTTGGGGTGTAAACCAGTCGTAATAACACCAGCCATTTATTTTATCCTCCGAGTTTAGCTTGCTGTTACGCCCAGATACAGGCCAGTGGTGTTGTAGCAAGTGTTGGCAATTACGTCCCATATCGCAAAGTCGCCGAGCTCGTTGCCTGGAATGTCAGACAGCCCAAGGATATGGAGCGGGAACGCCTGGGTTGTGGTGGGTGCAGTTGTGCCGTCGATGGCAAAACCGGATAGTCCGGTAACGGTGCTTCCAGCATCCGTGTAAGCGCCGACAGCGTTCTGCCCTTGCCACACCACCGCCGGTGTAGCATCGCCGTCATCCCTAATCTGAAAAACGGTCTGAGGTGAGGTAAGGTAAATGTTACACCACCGCTCCGTCGATGCTGGGTTATACTGAAGTGTCAGGTTGTCGGGGTTATGCTCAAAGGAAGCAATGACCCCTCTGATGAGCGTCCCCGTTGTCCCCGCTGACCTGATAATGGTCGGATACTTGGCCTCAGCCTCTTTGCCAGTCAGCGTCGTTGTCCATATCACAGGGTCGCCGATGAACAGCGCTGTGGCGTAGCCCGCTGCGATATAGGCCCGCCTCATCATTGGCTGGCTACCGTCAAGGTTATAGGGAGTTCTCATCCCAAAAGGTGCATCTGGATTAGCCATTACATACTCTCCTCATTGTCGGATAGTTAATCCTCAGTTTGGGCTGGTCCAAACCGTGTTTCCATGGTGGCTTTGGACGTTATGTATGGTCTGTCTTTGGGGTCTACCCCGTAAGTGCCTTCTCTTATTCCTTTGTCTCTGGCATCGACAACCTCTTGCTTCATTGCCTGGTCTTGTTCGTATAACTCTATGGGTAACTGCATCCGTATCCCTTTTATTGGAGTTCCATCCTTGTTTGAGCCGACAATCACCGGCTCAAACCCTTCCATTGGCACATAGCCCGCCCTCAGTGCCTTTTGAACCCTATCGGGGTTTTTGCGCCAACCATCATTAAAGATATGGACATGGAAGTTTTTATCCGTGTTGGGCGGCCCAAGACTTTCACCGCGCTTACCCATAGGCACACGCTTCGTGCGGTCGGGCTGCTCTCGTTTACGCGGTTCCGGTATTGGGGCGCTCTGTGTCGCCTGCATGGCCGCTATCTGGGCCTGGGCTTCGTCAAGTTCCGTCTGTAATTCTTCTGGACTTTTCATTACTAACGGTTTCTCACTCTTTATTTTGCATTGCATCCGGTGGCCGCGCAGTTGTGCGGCGCTCCCACTGTAAGTGCCGCATATTTCGCAGACAATGACTTGTTCATCAGTAACTTCTTCTATCATTCGTTCAGTCTCCTACCAGGGGTATTTTCCCACGTATTCCTCTCGCGTCGCATTGGGCCAATCTCTTTTGAATACATTGCTGAAATAATCCTTTGCTTCTTGCGGCAGGTCGTTCCATGTCCTGCGGTTTCCAGCCACTCCCGACTCACTCCCACCACGCAGGCTTGTCTCGTCTATGCCCCCTCGTTGACGGTTGGGGTTGGAGAACTTCTCAGGGAACTTCGCCTTGACCATCTCGGTAACCTTCCGGCAGAACGCTTCTTCTTGACCAGGCGCGGATACAGGATCTTTTTGAGCTTGCAGTATCGCCCCTACACGCATGGCATAAGCCGTCATTACATCATCCCCTTTGGGGTTGAGCAGGTCAGCGTCAAACCATTGGTTCTCCGCCCTCCATTGCGCTATTGCTGGATGTATGCTCTGCGGTTGGTTGTTATCCGTCTCCGCCGGTTTGCTGACAGGTTCGGGTTTAGTGAGCTTTGCCAGTTGTGCCCTTAACGTTTTTACTTGGTCTACGTCGCCATTGCTGACTGCCTCATTTATGGCCGCTTCTATCTCGCCCGCTTTCGCCTCGTAGAAATCGCCGGAATACTTGTCTTGCATCTGCGTTATGGCCCGCAACGTATCCCTGGTCGTTGCCAGCTCTTGTTCCAAGGCTGCTGTTTTTTCCTCCAACCGCCTATTTGTAGCCCGTGCGATGGGCAGGTATTGGTCGGCGTGTTTGGCCCACGACTCGGCATCACGCCATCTACGCAGGTCTCCCCGAAACTCCTCTTTAGGAACCCAGCCGCTCTCCCGGGCTTTCTGTTCCTGTTCGAGCCGTTGCGTGTCGTCCGCCTGCTGTTCCTGTTCACCGCCTTCTGTCTCTAATCCTTGCTCACTAATCTCTTGCTGTAACTCCTGCTCCATTGCCTGTCTCCTCCAGAACGGCGCATATATCGTCATCGTTCATCAACCGATACTTCTCTCTCGTATCAAGACGCTGACAGATGGACCCGGCATATTTCTTGAACACCACATGGTCTCCTAATTGTGGTATCGGCTCGCCCACCCAATCAGAAAACGCCATACTACCTTTAGCGATAAGGATACCTACGTCTTGCTGCTCTTGTTGTCTGTCCAATGTGTTGGGCGGCAACCATATACTGCCTTTTTTTTGGTCCGTATCATCCGGTTTGACCAGCACTCCATATTTAACCGGCTTGATGTTTGTGGGATTCAAAGCCATCCTGAAACCTCCTTGTCTGTAGGCAAAAGAAAAGGAGCATATCGTAATGTCGTGGCACCACGATTGCCCCTTTTCTTCCCGGTATGGTCGCCGTCCCTCTGTGGCCTACAGAGGTTAGCCTATTTTATGGAACGCTATTTTTGTCTCCTTTTTAGTTTCGTTAAGAAACTCCTTTTGCTTGCTATCGGCTCAAAATTCTCGTCTCTGCCAAGCCTTTCCTTCATCTCTTTTGGGATAAGTTTGACGAACTCACCCCAAGGCATCGTCACCAGCTTTTCAAGTGGGACTTTTCTAATATCTGACTCAGGACTCATATTTTTCCCCCCGCTCCAATATCTCTTGAAATGCTTGTTTCTTGCCTAAATAGATAGCGCCCTTTATCGGGTCGCGCACCGCTGGCTCGCTTAACGCCGAATCGTTCAATACAACTATTTGGTTTTTTAATTCCTGTTGGAACTCACGTCCCACAGGGCTATGCCACCATTCGTAAAACTCTACGTCGCTAACTGATTCCACCGCCGTTATTCTCCACCATTCCCATAGGGGCTTCTTCGGCCATCATGGGTGCGCCTTCCGTTGCTGGCATTGCCTCTTGTGCGCCTGCGCTGGGTCGTTTCATTCTCTGCTGTGTTCCCATCTTTACCAAGGCGTTCATCTCCGCTATATATTGGTCAAGTTGAGGCCCTATTTCCGCTGCTTCGGCCTGGGCAAGGTTCTTGATCGTCTCCGACTGTATCTTCGCCATTTCATAGCCGAATTTCATCATCTCAAACTCAAGCTTGTCCCGTTCCAAGTCCAGTTTCTCCGACTCCAAGACCACTTTCGGGTCCGGTGGCGGCGGTTGGCTCTGTAATATAGTCTCTGGGTTGGCAATATGTAAGGCTTGAATGAGCCGTTTCATTATCTCGCCATCGTTCAGTCCTTGGCCCCTGAGCCCCATCAACATTTCGGCTTTCACTAACTCTTGTGTGCGGCTCACGTCGTCCGGCGAAGCCGTGGGGATGATGTCGCAAGACTCTTTGTCGTAATCGCTTTGGGCAATACCCCGCTGCATACCTGGCGCGTCAAGGATAGTCGAATAGCGATTATCTTCAAGATATGTTGCGTTCAAGATGAAAAGTTTTTTGAACTCTGCGTTGAAACTGTTCCATAATCGCTTGTGTATGGCCGAAAAGACCTTCTGGCCCTGCTCGATGCGGGCAAGGGATGTGGTGGCTGGCTCGTTATGGATGGATTGTTCACCCTGCATGAGTTCACCCACCGAACTAAGCCGCTGTCCCGCTTCTACCATAAACCCTAACAGGTTAAACGTTACCAAAGACGGCGGTGGGATAAACTCATTCGCCATGATGATATTTTTCCGCAACTCATCACCCGTGTAGGCCACGGGTAGAAACTTGCCGAACTGCAATTCTACCGGCCCACCGTGTTTCCCGGCAGCCAGACTGATGTTTTTCGTGATTAACCCAGTTGGGGTATTGCTCCATGTCCCAGCGTCAAGGGTCTGGTTGATGGTTGCGTTCACCGTATCGTTGATGGGCGCTAAGAGACTCCCAAACCCCAAGTCGTAAATCGAGCCATCCGGCGAGTGCATGAAAGTGAACTTCGTATAATGTTGGAACGCCTCAATCCGCTCCACCTGCAAGCGGTCATTCAGGTGAATGTCGCTTCGACTGAAACGCGGCACTATCCGCACAATCTTCTTGGTATCGGCATGGATATTCACAATGTAAGGTTCGGCGTATCCGTCGTCGTCCAAATCAAACCAGGTGTGCTGCTCCAAAAAGAGGTGCGGGCGGTATTCGTCAGTGGCCGTATATGCCTCATCGTCATCTTTGGGTTTCTGCGGACGCCCATAATCGAAATCAATGAACCTGCCACTCCGTATGCGCTCAACCATTTCATTCGGGTAGAGGCGGTATTTCTCTGTGATGCGCGGCACAGTCTCCATATTCTCGGCTTTGTAGTGCATTATAAGGTCGAGAGGCGACACATACCGGCTGACGTTCCGTTTGAGAATCTGGCTCCAATAGGTTTTCTTGAAACAGCACCCTATGATGGGTAAAACAGTCAGCAGTCGGTCAGTCTCTTCCTCCCATTCGGGCATTTCTTCGTTCAACTGGTAGTTCAGATGTGTTTCAACCCGCTGGGCCTTATTCGCCTTCCCGCCGTCTTCGTCAGAGCCGATGACTTTAGCCCGCACAATGTCATAACCAGGTATGAGATTGGGATAGGCTCTGGCACTGAACTGAATGGATGAGATGGAAATGAGCGGATACATGACATTGGCCGGGTCTTCGAAAGGCCGGCTCTTGGGTTTTGCCACCTGCATGGCTAAATCCATGCCTTTTTTGTTGCGTTGTTTCCAATCACGGCGGCTATCTTCGTCAGCTTCATAACCCTGCACGGCCAAATAACTGAGCCTGGTCAGTTCCTTCTCATCCAACAGGGCGGCGACATTCACAGCGTCTATGATCTGTTTAAGTTCGAGCGGCATCTTAGTATCCTTGAGAAGCGGCATCTTTAATATCCCGTCACCTTATTTCTACCTGAATCACCAACCCCCGCCATGCTGTAGTCGTATTCGTCCTCCGGCTCGACATAGCGCGTGTTGAGCAGGCACAGCCTGTATAAATTCTCCATGGAGTGATCATCTTTATCAATCGGCTTGCCAGTTTTTGAATCCCAGGTATATCCTTCCATTTCATAGAGCGTCCGCTGGCAGTTATCCATCAGAAAAAGCGACGCTTTATTATTCGGCCCTTTAAGATGCGTCTTGACGCTCAGGATGCCTGCACTCAAATCTTTTACCGCTGTTCCTAATGCCATATTGTGCCGCAACAACACATTGGCAACCTTTTGAAAGACCGTCTCAGGGTTATTTTTGTCACCCTTGGACAACGGGTCGATGATGACTCGGTTCACACGGTAATCGTTCTGATGCACCTTGCGGACTATCATCTCACCCAACTGCGTCCCGTCGCCATATTCCCATATCTCGTCGCAGACATACCTATCGTTGCGTTGGTCCGTCGCCATGAACGTAACCGCTTGCCGCTCGCGTGGATGCACGTCAATGGCTATATCCACCATCCAATCAAGCGGCACCCGGAACCAGGGGACAAGATGCTCTTTGCGGTTGAACATGAGATAAACCAGACCTTGCTTGTATGCTGGCACACCGTAGATGCGGGCCTGTATCTCATCCTCAGTTAATTTGCTCATAAATTCATCAACGCCCTCTTGTGTGATGCCGTAACCGACGTTATCATAAGTCGTCCCTTCGATCCAAAAGACACTTCTGTCTGGTTTCCCGTCCACCCCTACTTTTTTTATAATCTCGTGGTCTATCCAGGGCTCGTCAAGAAGGGTGGCGGCAAACACCTCTCTCCCCCGCCTATCAACAAGCCCCCGGGCGTTAGCTATATAAATCTCACGTCTGGGCGGCTCATCATAGACAATTAAATCGCCTTCCCAGCTTTCATGCTCTTTGGGTTGCTGATTGTTGCTATTATGAACTAAGATGCCATCGACAAAATAATTGTGAGACATGGATTCGACTTCTAAGTCAAGACAATGGCCACCTTCGATAAGCGATATTTTAACTATTCTATCTTTTTTGGCGACGGGTTTTCTTTGTGTCATAGATTTTACAAAACCGTCCCAATCCATTTTTTTGCCAATAAATTGAACATATCTGGAGAATTGCCGTATATTTTCACTCCCTCCAAATCTACATATATTTACAATTCCAGAACAATCATATCCGTCAAAAAAAGATTCTCTGTAATAACTGCTTGTTGATGCCGTTACTCCAATTCTTCTTAATAGCCGTTTTATATCATCGACGAGCCGCGCAGAACGGCTTGCATAGGTTACTTGGCATCCACCAAAGGTTCCATCGGTTGAGAATAATCCAGAAAGGAATAGGCCAATCTTGTTGGGAGTTTGCTCAAAAATCTCCTCCGGTATAAACTTAGTGTAAGAATTGGTCCCCCATAAATTACAATTTTTAAGCCATACGATTAAAGGGTTATAATTTCTTTTCCTAATTTGTGTTATCCGATAAACCCCTCCTTGCTTTCTCTGGGAAATAGCAGATATTTTCAAATCATCTGGCAACAAACCTTTTACCCATTCCAATAATTTATCGCTAAAACATGTCCATTCAGCGCATGCCCCCGATATATAACCATCTCCTATTAAAATACCAGTGAGTGCAAGTTTCCAATCTTCTATGTTGTTTTTGCCTGGCTTATATGGAATGACCTTGCTGTCAATAACATCATTACAGGTGAGCCTATGGGCTTTAATGTAGCTTCCATTTTTGGTTCTGATTTCATGATTAGCAGAACAAGTGATCTCTCTACCACTAAAAGTTCTTATCTTATAAAATACATCACAATTCGATTCATAGATATTTTTTACCTTTGTAATGCCTTCGGAGCAAATAATCTCATCGCCGAGTTTTATATCTTTTATGGGTTTTTCATAGTAATTCTTTGGTCAGGATGTAAACACATAATCTGCAACGTTGACTTTGTTTCCACGTCTTTCCAAAAGGTTTTGGTAATTATGCCGTTCCCGTGGTCCTCAACCTTATACCGTTTCGGCCACCATTTTTCAAGTTCCGGTATGATAACGGTCTGAATATGTTCATGCCACCCTTGCCCGATATACCGCACCTTACGTGGGTTCTTATGAGGGAATAGATGCAAAAGGCTCTGCTCGCTCCATAAATATTTGCCACGCATGACCGACAAGGCAAGTATAACGGCCAGCGTGGTCTTGCCGCTACGGTTTCCAGCGGAGAACCCAAACGTCTTAAAGGCAGGGTCAAGAAACGCCTGTATTATCTGCGCCTGTTTAGGGTTCGGGCCTTTGTTGGGCGGTTTATCAAAATACTCCAGCTTGTTTTCTTTTTGGTAGAGCGCAAGTTGTTGAAGAACAGCTATCTTCTGAGCCTCTAATTGCTTCATCTCAGGCGTCTTTTGAGCGATGAATAGCCTCAACTCCTCTATTCTCTTCGCCTTTCTGTCAACAACCTTTGTCATTCTCTTTCTCTTTTTCTATCATGGTGGCTATCTCTTGCAAGGCGGCCAATCGCCCCTCTAATCGGTTGAAATCGACCCGCGTCTCAGCCACCGCTGCTTCAAGCAGAATTCCCTTTTGACGGACGGCTTGAAGCGCAGCATTAGTCTGAGC